TTATTAGGTAATAGATACGGCAAGCAAGTTATCTATAAGGACATTAATCAATTAGATAATTTATTTAATATATATATAGAACTAGTAAATAAATATAAATGGAATAATAAACCTTTTATAGTTGAATTTAGTAATATGATAGGTATATCTAGAGATACTATATATAGATGGTTAAATGGTAGTAATAATAATATGACAGGCGGCGCAAGTGATAACGAATATCTAACCCGCGAACGTTCCGACACCGTGCGCAAATGGGTTGATACTTGCGAGGGTGCATTACTCAACGGAGCAAGTCAAGACACGATAAGAGATATATTTATATTAAAAGCCCGTCATGGATATTCAGACCGCAACAATGATATAACAATAACAGTAAACCATAAGAACATTATCAGCGCCGAGGATTTGCCGGCTCTAATTGGCGTTGATAATAGCAATAATTAATATCAAATGTTGCTATTTACTATGATTATATAACTATAAAAACCTTAATAAACGTTGATTTCATGCGGGTTTAGAGGTGTTTTTAATCTATTCGTTAAATTTAGTATTTAGCGAACAGATGACAAATAATATAAAAGTTAAGACATGATTTAATAATTATATCGCTCTGTGGTTGGTGTTTGTCGTCCGGTGGTCGTCCTCTGTTCCGGTCTACCGTAGAGGGGGGGGGCACGGGTCTAGGGATACAGGCAGACGAACCGGTTAGTCGCAGAAATATCCGCTAAAAACAAAAAGGCTTATATATACCACTTACTAAAAGAACTATATGGCAGGTATATAAATATATTAACTAGGATTAGCTTATGGAAACAGTATTGATGGTATTAACAATAATATTTGCATACATAGGATTTTGCACTTTGATATATATGATTTGGGAAATACTAGGGTGGTAAAAATTTCTCCAAAAACAAAAAAGGGGTATTACATGGAGTTAACAGATTTTCTTTGTATTTATTATATTGGCATAATAGGGTTTTTATTAGGGGCATTTATAGCGGTTAATATTTGGTATTGGGGTAAAAAATAAGGGGATATATGGCAAGTCAAAAACTAAAAGATGCAGTAAAAAGCTACGACAAATACCTGTTGATGGATGGCAGGGACATAAAGACGATGCGTAAACGTGCTTTCGAAGAACAGACGATGAACGCATACACGGCGGCTTGTAAAGTTGCCCTTGAAACAGAGAAAGATATTGAGTATGGTCTTAAACTTTCAAAAAGAGTTAAGAATATGCTTAATGACTTTGCTACAAGTAAAGGTTATGACGATATATTTCACCTAGAAAGGTGGTATAGGGACAAAGAAGAACTTCCAAGTCCTGTTAAATACTACTACGAAATCCTGTATTTAGAATCCCATTACTTGTTTGACAGTTATTTATTATATCTTGAGAAAGACAGAGATTATAGTCGTAAATTCTACGAACCCCGTCGTAAATGCTTGTTAAAAACGGGGATAATAGACGCTTTACAAGACCTTATGGACGACAAACTTGATATATTATCAATTTCGATGCCGCCAAGTACGGGGAAAACCACCTTGGAGAAATTCTTTCAAAGTTGGGTAATCGGATTGCACCCCGATAGGAGCAACTTGTTCTTTTCCCATTCGGGCGAGATTACAAGGATGTACTACGACGGCATTTACGACATAACCACCTCAAACGAATACACTTGGCAAGAGATATTCCCCGATGTGAAAATGACAAATACCAATGCGAAGTCGGAACAGATTAACTTTGGTGCATATAAAGCTTTCCCGAATGTGCAATGTTCGAGCGTGGGAAGTTCCAATGCAGGTAAGGTGCGATGCGACTTTATGCTCATGGTCGATGATATGATTTCGGGTATTGAACAGGCTTTGAACAAAAATCAGCTTGATAAGCTTTGGGAAATATACACCGTGGATGCAAGGCAGAGGAAAGACGGTTCGGGTTGCAGAGAATTGATAATCGGGACTCGGTGGAGCGTTCACGATGTAATAGGTCGCTTAAAAACGGCTTATGAGGGCGATGATAGGGCTAGATTCCTTGCGATACCCGATATTGACCCTGTAACGGGGGAAAGTAACTTCCTGTATGACGTTAAAGGCTTTACCGTGGAGTTTTACAATGAACAGGCGCGGCTTATGGACGAAATATCTTACCGTTGCCTTTACAAGAACGAGCCGATAGAGCGCGAGGGGCTTTTGTACCACGAAGAAGATTTACGGACATACCTTGAGTTGCCCGAACGTGAACCCGATGCTATTTTATCCGTCTGCGATACCAAAGCAAAAGGTTCGGACTATCTTGTTATGCCTGTATGCCTTGTTTATGGGGATGACCATTACCTTGTGGACACGATTTGTACGGATTCGTCCGATTATGGTGTTCAATACGGGCGTTTAGCGAACATGTTGATGGAGAATAACGTCCAACAATGCGAATTTGAATCAAATGCGGGCGGTGACAGGGTGGCTTTTGAAGTCGAGAAGCTTGTTCAAGAAGCAGGGGCAAGGTGCAATATAACTACAAAACCGACCGAAACGAACAAGGAAACCCGTATCATTGTCAATGCTGATTGGGTCAAAAAGAACGTTTTGTTTAAAGACAAGAGCCTATTTACGCCAAATTCGGACTATGGCGTGTTTATGAAATGGCTTTTAAGTTATAGCGTAACGGGAAAGAACGTACACGACGATGTTCCCGATTGTATGGCAAACTACGCCTTGTTTATAACCCGTAAATTGGGGGCGGTAGCAACAGTAACAAGTAGGTTTTTTTAAAAAATGGGGAGAATTTAACATGACAACAGAAAAATACCTCAAAAGGATGTATTGGTTGCTTAACACTATACAGAGCAAGACCGAAGTAAAGCAACTTGAACGGCAAAAAGCACTTAATATCGTCGCACCTATCGACAATGAGCGTGTTCAAACGTCTGCACATGACGCTTTAGGTGACATTTTAAGCCGTGTAGCGGACATGGACGGCGAAATTGAGGGCTATGTCGAGGAATATAAAGTCATAAAAGGGCAGGTAGACACCTTAACGGGCAATCTTGCACCTGCATACGTTTATCGCCGGTATGCTATGAATCAGAGCATGAACGAAATAACACAGGAATTAAATGTTTCTCGCTCGACAGCGTACAGAATCCGCGACAATGCGTTGGCAGAATTTGAGAAAAAATACGGAAAAACTTACAAACGTGTCAAGAGTTTTTGATTAATTTTTAAAAGATGGAACATTTTGGAACATTTTGGGACGTTTTGGAACACTTTGGGACATTGTACACCACAATATGTTGTGTTATGTTAAGTTCGATGAACTAGGGAAAGTGGTTTTTGGTATTTTTTAGTCAAGACACAGGCAGAAAATTTTCGCTGTGTCTTTTTTGTGCGGAAAATTATGATTGATAACACCAATACAAACGCGAAATTGAATCCTGCTGGAAACTTGATAGGACGCAAAAAGATACATACGGACGAAACAGAGGTTACGGCAAAGAACATAGCGGCTATTGTTAACCTTGCCATGAATAGTGACCATGCTTCAAACCGCAATCAAATGGAATACCTGTTCAAGTATGAGCGTGGTATGCAACCCGTACTTTACCGCGAAAAGACGATAAGACCGGAAATAAAGAACGTGGTCATCGAGAATCATGCAAGCGAGGTTGTTGATTTTACGGTCGGATACCAAGCAGGTAACCCGATAAGCCTTGTTGCGAGAAGCGTAAATGTCGAGTTAAAGCACTCCGATAAGCGCATAACCAAAATCAACGAAATGCTTGCCGAGGAAAACAAACAGGCAAAGGACATCGAACTTTTCCGCAATTTCCATATCGCCGGCGTAGCTTACGCGATGATTCTGCCAAAAGACGAGCAATACGGAACATCACCGTTTGATTTGCTTGTACTTGACCCTAGAAACACGTTCATCGTGTATTCGAACGACGCTTATGAACGCCCGATGGTAGCTGTTACATATAGCGTTCTTTCAAACGGCACAAAGCGTGTAACGGCATATTCGGATGATTATATTTATGAGTTTGGCGTAGGCACAGACGGCGCAACTATAAACAAACCCAACATAGTCCCGAACATACTTCGCATGATACCGATTGTCGAATTTAAGGCGAACGACGATTACGCCGGTTGCTTTGAAAAGGCAATCCCGCTCATGGATGCCATAAACGATATTAACTCAAACAGAGTTGATGACATAGAACAGTTCGTACAATCAATTCTTTGGTTGCATAACGCGGAACTTTCCGAAGATGCAAAGCAGGAATTAAAGAGCGGCGGCGGTATTTTACAGACAAAGAGCGTTGGAAACGGTGCAGATGCAAAGGTTGTATATCTTACGCAGACGCTTAACCAAAACGAAACGCAGACATATGTTGATTATCTCTACAAACAGATATTGCAGATTTGCGGTGTTCCGAGTCGAGAAAAATCAACAGGTGGCAATACAGGAAGCGCAATGTATCTGTCAAACGGATACGAACAGGCAGAGAGCCGTGCAAAGACAATGGAATCCATGTATAGCCGTTCAATGTTACAGGTTGTTGAACTTATCTTGCGTATTTGCAGACTATCCAAGAATGTTGACAGCGACGTAAAAGAACTTGAAACAAGATACATTGACGTAGAGTTTAGCCGTGATAGAACATACGACCTTGCAAGCAGAACAAATGCACTTGCAACGTTAATCAATATCGGGGTTGAACCGCTTCACGCTATGCGAACGGTTGACTTGTTTAACGATGTTGAAACCGTATATCACGATTCGGCAGAGAGAATAGATAAAGCCTTATTTGAGAGCAAAAACGAAGTTGAAAACCTTGTTAATGTGGATAGCACAAACGCAGGTATAGACGTAACAGATTCTACAATGGGT